TAGACAAGAATATTTGGCTGAGTTTATTGACTGGTCAGGGGTGGCGTTCTTTAATCCTGAGAAAATGCTGATTAATCATCTCCCTGTGGATTATCCCGACAAATGCGACACTGTTTACGCTGTGATAGATACAGCAGTCAAAGGTGGCATGGAGCATGATGGTACAGCAGTGATTTACATGGCTCTTAACAAATATGGGCCTTATCCTTTAACGATTTTGGATTGGGATGTTATTCAGATTGATGGAGCTTTACTTGAGACTTGGATACCATCTGTGTTTACAAGGCTTGAGGAACTTTCTAGGATTTGTGGGGCGAGAAAGGGAGTGGCAGGTACTTTTATTGAGGATACAGCTACCGGATCCATTCTTTTACAACAGGGACGGATCAGAGGATGGAATACAATCAAGATCGATTCTCTTTTGACATCCAAGGGTAAAGATGAAAGAGCTGTGGATGTCTCTGGGTATTATCACCAAGAGAAAATGAAAATATCCCTTTATGCTTACGACAAGAAGGTTGTTTTTAAAGGCCATTCAAGAAATCACCTGTTAGCTCAAATGGGATCATTTAGATTGGGCGATAAAGATGCTTATCGTAGATCAGATGACTTATTAGACGCAGTAGTCTATTCAATCGCTATCGGTGTTGGCGATAAGTATGGACTGTAACGAATGAATGATGTATGATTGATATTTCAGGAGGGAATATGGAAATATTAATCGTAGGTCAAAGATTTGGAAAATTACTTGTCACTAAGAAACTTGATGAAAGACGATGGGGACATCGTGTTTACGAGTGTTTGTGTGATTGTGGAAAGGTTACTAAATCAATCTCTCAACAACTTAGGGAGGGCACAAAGAAGTCTTGCGGATGCGGTTTTCGTGAGGCACTTTTAAAAGCAAATGTAATTCATGGAATGTCAAAAACCCCAATTCATAACCTTTGGTGGTCAATGATTCAACGCTGTACTGACAAAAACCACAAATATTATGCAGATTATGGTGGTAGAGGTATTACAGTCTGCAAAGAATGGATGGAGTTTCTTAATTTCTATCGTGATATGGGAGATAGACCAGAAGGTAAAACTCTTGATCGGATAGATAATAACAAGGGATATTTCAAAGAAAATTGTCGATGGGCTACAAAAACAGAGCAAGCTAATAATCGTAGATCAAGTAAGTTAATTACCTATAAAGACGAGACTTTAACCCAAGCTCAATGGGAGGATAGACTTGGACTTAGAAAAGGGTTACTCTATGAACGAATAAAGAGAGGATGGTCAATAGAAAAAGCCATCGAAACTCCCTTAATTACGATTTATAGGTGATTTATGGCTGACATGACAATTAACAACACGCTTTTGGGTGGATCCCTAGCATCTATCCTCCAAGCAGAGGATATTGAGCCGGGATCTCAAGTAGGCTATGAGCTTTGTAAACAGCTATGGCTTGTACACCCTTTGGGCGGAAAGTTAGTTGAAAAGCCTGTCAAACTCGCCATGAACAAACCCAGATTTATCTCGATGGATGCCATCGGTAAAGAAATGCTGGTCGAGGCTTTCTTGAAAGAATGGGAGGATCTACACTGTGATACCTACATCCAAGACACAACCTTTATTAAACGAGCCTATGGAGTTGGAGCCTTGGTTTTTGGCTCACCCCAGATTCCAACAGATAAACCCATTGATCCTTGGGATTTACCTAATCTTGATCTTTATTTTAATCGATTTGATCCGTTAAACTTAGCAGGTTCTACTGTAACCAATCAGAATCCTAACGCTGTGGACTTTCAACAACCTTGGACTTATATCACAGCCGCAGGTCAGCCCTACCATCCATCTCGTTCAGTGATTATGTTCAATGGAACGCCTGTTTATCTAGCTTTCCAATCCTCTGCCTTTGGTTTTACAGGTAGATCAGTATTCTTAAGAGCCTTATACCCAATGAAATCCTTTATCCAGTCAATGGTAACGGATGACATGGTTACTTATAAGGCAGGTCTTTTAATTGCCAAACAAAAACAAGCGGGTTCCATCGTTAATCGTGTAATGGACGCGGCTGCTGGTATTAAACGCCTAGCATTAAAACAAGGTGTAACAGGTAATGTATTGTCCATCGATACCGATGAGGACATCGAAGCCATTAATCTACAAAACACCGATACAGCGATGAAAACAGCAAGAGACAATATTATCGCTAACATCGCCTCAGCCTCTGATGTGCCAGCTATTCTCTTAAAAGACGAAGCCTTTACTCAAGGATTTGGTGAGGGTACTGAGGATGCACGAGCTTTAGCTCAATATGTGTCAGGCTTAAGAGAGGAAATGCAACCTCTATACGACTTCTTCGATAAAATCGTTATGCACAGAGCATGGAACGAAGAATTCTTTAAAACCCTACAAAATCACCCTGATTTTGGCGAATACTACAAAGGTTTAAGCTATAAACAAGCCTTTTATGGATGGAAAAGATCATTTAAAGCTGAATGGGAAAACCTTTTAGAAGAACCTGAAAGCGAAAAAGTCAGAGCCGCCGAGGTCAAAGTTAAGAATATTGTCGAGATTCTCAGAACTACCCTACCTATCGTTGATCCACAAAACAGAGCTATTCTTGTTCAATGGGCGCAAGATAACCTTAACGAAATTCCTGAACTCTTTAAATCTACTCTTAATGTGGATACCGAATCCCTTGCTGAATACGAACCACCAGAAGGCGCGTTTAACCCACAGAAAATGCCAAGAGCAGACAGCGAAAGCCTATTTAAAGTAGTTAAGTAATATCTTATAAAAAATACTGTAAATATCTTATAAAAGGTATTGAGAATTATCTCAAAATGAGATAATCTTTATATTTTTAAGGGGATAGTCATGTGGAAAAAAACGCCACCTAAAGCAGAACTACATCTAACTTTTTCTAAAATAGTTTTCGTTACTAATGGCAAAAGAATAGGTTTTGGATATTACAATCATGCTATAGGCCAATGGCGCACATTTAGTTTAGATGGGGATGTAGTTGCTTGGCATGATCTTGAATATCCCGATTTACCGGTAGAGGGACAGATATGACAACACAAAAAGTTTTTTTTAAAGGCTACAAAATAGAATTTGATACTAAAACAAACCGATTCAACATTTATTGCGAAAACCAATTAGTTGATACAGCTTTAGATCTTAAATCAGCTATGAAAGCGATTGATCGACTAGAAAAATTAGGGAGGAAAAAATGATAGATGAAAAAGAAGAAATAGCAAGTTTAATTAATACAATTCGTGTTTCTGATCGAATATGCGTTGATTTCCTTAAAAAAACCGAATTTAACCCAGACACATACAAATTATTTAGAGATACAGGCAATAGGGCGATAATTAAGTTATTTTCCGAGCATGGCATTAGACTTCCTGATTTAGAGCAAGTTATTAATGAAAAATAACTTTTTTGACCTATATCAGCTATGTGATGAGCTTTTATTAATTATCGACATGGCTGATTACAACAAACCTGAATCAGTTGCCACCTGTTCTGAAAACTCCTATAAAAAGATCGAAGAAATACGAAAAATCGTCAATAAAATAAAAGGTGTCGAATTATCTTAAAATGAGATAAACTATATCTAAATAGTAGATATAGGGGATTCCTATGTTATTAGCAAAATTTGGATGTGGAGGCGATTATGAAAAAATAGGTGGATTTGATAGTCGCTTAGATTTAGAAACCAAAGGCATATTTGGACAACTAATAGATTGCGCCAATGACTTACTTGAACATGATGCTAAAGAGGTCAGCTTTGAATTTAGAAGAACAAATATCATTAGATTCCCTAAGAAAGATGAGAGGGACAGGGTATACTCCAACCCCTGAGGAAGTAAGAGAGTGGAGAGGGATGATTTCTCAGTCAGAATGTGCAAAGATGGTTTACACTCGTCAATCAGTATGGAGTTATTATGAGACGGGGAAAATCAGGATGCATCCTGCTATGTGGGAGTTGTTTCTGATTAAAGTAAGACATCACGAACTTTTTAGAGAGCCATAATGAATTTTTATCAAGTCCTAACAGAAGCAGTTAATGATTTCATGCTTAATGGCTTTGATAATGAGGAAAGGCTTAAATATTGGCTACTTAGAATTCGTGAATCAGCAGAAAAAGAGTTAATTCCTGATTTAATTCTAGAAAAACAACTTAATAAGGCTTTAACTAACGCTTTTAACAGATTAGTTACCAATGGTGGATTAGTTGATAAAAATGTATCAGCCTTTACCTTAGCTAAAATTAAACCTCAATTAAGATCTGAACTTGATAGACGCATCTTAGCCTCAGCTAATTTAATTAAATTAAACAGACAAAAGTCTATTCAAGAGGTTTTACAACGATTTCAGGGATGGGCTACATCAATTCCAGTTGGTGGTAATAAAAACACTAACAAAATAGAACAAAAACAATTAATTCGTAAGTCTTTATCAAAAATGCCCTTTGAGCAAAGACGAGTAATTATTGACCAAACCCATAAATTAATCGCAAACATTAACGATATAGTCGCTAATCAAGCT